AGCGTTGACAAGAGCGTCATCATGCTATTTCAGCTTGAACGCCAAGTTGATCAGCAAAAGTATGCTGGTTCCCGCTGTAGTCATCAGAATCATCTCCAAGCGCTTAAGCCTGGCATTGATCTGCGCATACCGCTCATCGCATACGGCTTCGTGAACCTCAATGCGCTTTAACGCCTCTGAATCACCGGATGTCATAATGCACCTTACTCAGCCAACTGCGCTGCCAACTGCGCTGCTTCATAAGCTGCTACAACCTCTGGTGTCCACGCTGCTTGAGCAATCGCTACCACCTTCTCTGGCTGGCCTGTGAGGTCTTGCCCCGGCGTTAGGGATGAGCGGTGGTAAGTCTGCGTCAGTAGGTTACCGTCCTCAATGATCCTGGTGGCTTCTCGGTAAAGAACAATGCCGTTCTCAACGACAGTGATCTGGTCTACTACGGTTTCTTTGGTAATCATTTAAGTTCCTTTCGTTAATCCAATCACACTAGTCCGGCGTGGTTAAACGGAGTAAGTAATCGTTCCTTCAATTCTTGCGCTATTACCAAAAATAGCCGGGTCAAGTGTTGCAGTACCTCCCGCTGCGGTTGCAGACTGGAAAGCAATGGTTGTGTTGGATATCGGAGTGTACGCAGATATGAACAAAACATTGGTAGCCAAAGAAGCAAAGTACCCAACAGAACCAATACTCTTGATTGTCCCGTTTGCTGAAAACGGAAGGCCCGAAATAGCTTGCGTCGAACCTGTTCCGATGGTGTTTACGACCAAAATAAAATCAACAGTGACAAGCCGACCAACTTTGGTGTACCGCCCAGTTTGTGTCGTGTAAGTAGCAGTGCCACCAATACTCGGTGTCCAAGTCCCCTCCTCATAATCATCCAGCGTATTAGCGTCTGAGGATGCAGATTGCGTGGCGGGGAAGGTGATGCCAACACCTGTAGCGGATGCAGACCCTCCATTTAATATGACGGTGCCGCCAGTTTTTACGGTAAATACTTGGTTTGTTCCGTCAATAGTTGGGCTTGCTGCGGTGTAAAGTTTTATGTCGCCGTTTCGCGCACCAAGTAGCAAATCGCCATCAAAGTCACCACTGGTTGCGGTTTTCTTAGATGCACGAACCCACGCCATGAGCGCATCAGCACCACCTGTCGTGTAATTGCCAGTGAGTTGCAACGTGCCACCAACGCCAGCCGCCATTGCTCGGCTGTCATACAAATTAGCCTGCGATCCATTCCACGGGTTTTGACCAGCGGTTGTTGCTGAATACACAACCAAAGGGCGATCCGGCGAAGTCGTCCCAATCCCTACATTGCCTGCGGAGGTGATACGCATCCGTTCGGTGCCGTCAGTCTGAACAGTAACGGTTCCGTTTGATCCTGTATCGCTAACAGTGACATTGGAGTCACCAGCGGAGATTGATGCTCCGCCAGATGCTGAAAGTGTTGTCCCGCTAATTGACAAACCTGTTCCAGCCTCCAAAAATGTAAACGCGCTTGCTGAATCATCCCAAAACAAAATGCGATCAGCATTTGGATCAGTTAAATTTGCACCTGTTCCACCTTGATCAATAGGAACAATGCCCGATGATGTAAGTGCTTTGCTTGCACTTGTGAAGACAGGCTTTGATGCTGTAAGCGATGACAAAATCGGTGCATTGGTGAACGTGGTATTGCCTGACGCGCTCAACGTTGTAAACGATCCTGCGCCCGCAACGGACTGACCAATGGATACGCCATTGATCGTTCCCGATCCGGTCATATTCCCGCCAAGCGTTAGCGTCTTGCCGCTGCCAACGTTCATTGAAACGCTTGTGCCTGACGCTGAAAATATTGCGTCTAGCGTATCAAGGTTTGTATTAAGTTTGTTACCCCATGTGTCGGTTGACGCACCAACTTCAGGCTTCGTCAAACTCAAATTGGTGGTTGTTGTATCAGCCATGTTTCACCTCAGTAAGGGGACACTTGCGGTGTCCAAGATTTGCTTGGGGTTGTTTGCGTTGACCAAGACTCAGCCACTATGGTTTGTGGCGTCCATGTATCGGTTGGATCGGATTGCTCATCCCACGTTGCTGGCCCCACCACAATCGTTGACCAACTATTCGTTGGACCGGGAACGGGTTCCCATTTTTCAAAACCCGTTGCGCTTACGCTTGATGTTTCCGCGATCGTTGCTGCCGCCAACTGGCGCACACCACCTGACGCTTCAACTAAACTTTGAGCCGTTATCGTAACGCTTCCAGCCGCAATTCTGTTGGCGCTTGCTGCAATCGCCGCCAATGCGTCAATGGCTACGGCGCCTTCGTGAACTTCACTACCCGCTGCCACAACAGCTGACGCACCGGCGATTGCAACACTTCCGAAAACAACTTTTGACGCTGTTGGATTAACGCTTGACGTTGCGTTGACTGTTACCGCGCCAAGCGCAATCCGCTGACCTGTTGGGCTGACCGTTGACGCTGCGTTAACCGCTACAACGCCAAGTCCAATGCGCTGACCAATTGTTGCAACCGCGCTTTGCGCGGCAATCGCTACGGCAGCATCTTTATAGGCTGTTAGCCCATAAATGTTTCTGCCATAAACGCCAGCGCCGTACCCGTACATCAGTCAAGGGTGATGTCAAAATCACCGGCATTGAATCGAAACACGTCATTGGTTCCGATAGATTTTGATGCGCTAAGTTGCCCAACGGCAAGCATATTGCCTGATGTTGATGCGTCATAAAGTGCGGTATGCGTTACCGTTCCCCATGAACCCGTAGCAGTTGGAAACTCAACGGCTGATGTATTGGTTGCGGCTGATCCAGATACCGTAAACGCCATGGATTGGCGCAGATAGCCGTTGCCTGACACTTCGTTGCTTGAGCCTGATTCGCCAGGGTCAGCGGTGAAAAGGCCAACGTAAATGGTGGTTGGCGCCGTGTAAGCTGATCCTCCAAACACATGGGCCAACACTTTATTTTCAAGATAGTCAGAGAATGAATTAGCCATGGATTACCCCATTGGTTTGGCACGAACGCGTGGCGTTGTGCCTGAATAGTTGGCGCGTTCTTGCTCAAGCCTCATCGCTTCAAATCCACGCGCATACGCAGCCGCCCAAACTTGAATGCGTGAGTCATCTTGCAAATAAGGTGCCGATTGCAACAGTGCGCCGTACAAATAAAGGTCAGGATGTTTAGTCAACAACCAGTTGGTTGTATTGCTATCAGACAGCGCGGCAATCTTGCCGAAATACGTCATTTGAACTTGCGTTGTATCCGTTCCCGGAGTTGGCACAACTTTGAACGTATCACCAATAATGGTGTAGTAACGCGGCGTGCCAGACGCCGAAAAGTAACGCGTATAAAAGTCATCGCTTTGTTCATCGCTCAAAAACTCCAATTTGGTTGGCGTTGTTGTGAGCAACACGAGATTTTCCATTTCAAGAAAATCGGATGGCAGTTGCGTGTATTCACTATCAAGCGTGGCGTTAGCGCGCACAATCATTTGGCGAACGCGCACGGTTCGATTGAACTCGGCTTCCGCCAACGTGATGAAGTCGGCAATGGCAGACGTCAAATCGGACCGATTCAACCAATCAGCAATTGACGTTTTAAGTTCCGAATAAGTGCCAAGCGCCATGATTAGGCAGCGTCCTTTTTGCGAAGTTCGGTCTTAAGACCGATTGATGCTCGATAAGCATCCTCTTGCGGACGGATTGCCCAGGTGTGCTGATGCTTGTATTCCCAGGTTCCTATGTGTCCAATGTGCTTGGACAGGTCATGATCAATATACAACGGAATGTTGTTGTCGCGCAATAACTTGCAAAAATAGATGTCTTCTCCCATGTAACCTTTAGCCGCCACATCCCATGGCGTAGCAAACCACGGCATCTCAATAGCGCGAAACACGTTCGTGTCAATCATCATGACGCCCGTTCCAACCGCGTCAACTTGCTCAACGCCCGTGTCATGCTCACCTGTGTAGACAGGAACCTTACGCTGTGTTTCTGGATCATAGTTCGCCGCCGTCGGCCCCACTGGCATTCGCCTGCGCGGGCAGTTGGCAGCGAGTACGAGCAAATCACGCTCAAGCATTCGGCCAATCGTATCCTGCGGAAAACGCATGTCGCTATCAATGAAAAGCACCACGTCAGCGTTGTTTTCCATGGCGGTCATCACTAATTCTGAACGCTGGCTTACAAGAAGCGTTCCCTTGGAAATATTAACGTTCACCACGTCATGCGGGTTGTGCGCTACATGAAACGCCACAGCGTTAACAAGGTCAAACGCAAAGTCTGAATGCACTTCGTCCCTTGCCGGGACGCATACGCTAATCATTCGTTTCTTATCCATCACACCCTTCCTGGTCGAGTCCTGAAAAATCGGTTATCGGGATCATTGAGCCACTTCTTAAAATCTTTTTCTGTGCGCGTGATGCCCTTGCTCACCAAGTCCATGTAGATGTTCATGGGGATGGATGCAACATGTACGCCAAGACCTTCACCGTTCCACTTTGCGCGTTCGTCGATGGATGCAAACTGCGCCTTGTTAGTTTCAACGATAGGTGTTGCGTCTTGAATCGTTTCAATCACCGCTGTATCTGTAGCCTCGTCGTAATGCCAAATGCGCGTTAGGCCAAGAAGTGGATCATGCTCGAAAAGTTTTGATTCCATGTGAAAACGGGAGCGTTTCCGCCCCCGTTCCTTGTTGCTGGTTAGGTCGAAAGGTCAGCCGCCAAACCGTGTGCCTTCTCGTTGTAGATGGCAAGGCCATATTCAGCAAGGAGCAAGCGCTTTTCAGCATCGCCCGTTGTTGCAAGCTCAACTTGCTGGAACGGACGAAGGAAATGCACACCGGCGTAATCAGGTGACAAAACAAACGCGTCACGATCACGTTGGAAACGGTTAGGAACAATGTTGACTTGTCCAAAGTCACCAACATACACATCAGCCGCGCCAATGATCTGCGCTTGCTTACCAGCAGGCACATCACGATAGCGCGTTGCGATACCGTTGAAGCCAGAAACAACTTGCTTGTTCTTGGCACCAACCATCACAATCGAAGGATCGCCGCCCTGTTCCCACACTTTCTGAAGCACATTCTTGAGAATGGTTTCAGTGAATGCGCGGGTTACGCCATCGCTGCGATCATCGTTGGGCAGCGTGGTGTAAGAAGGGTCAGCACCGTTCGTACCCTTGTCGGTGTTTGTCTTAATAAACGCGAGCAACGATCCGGTTTTTTGGGCCGTTGTCGAATCACCAGCGGATGCTGCCTGGTTAGCCAGCATGATGGTTTCCATATCGCGCTTTAACTCAGCCGCACGCTTTGCCAACTGGTAGGCCAATTCTGACTTGCGGCCTGCTTTGTTGACAGCCTCAACCGTACCAGAGATCACCACAGTCTTACGGCTGATCTGCGTGTAGTTGGTCAGTTGAACGGTTGGCGTTACAGCGTCAAACGTGGAAATGTCATCACCTTGCAGTTGCGCGTTTGCGGTCGTGTTGTCCGCCAACGTGTCTGTCTGCCACTGGAACAGCGTGTTGCTAGCTGTACCACGTCCAATGTTGTTCATGAACGGTGTGGTTTCAGGACTGATGTTGTAAATCTGATTGCTCAAATCCTCACGAATACCCTTTGCAGAGTAAGTAAGGAAGGTGTTTGAT